GAACCAGAATAACTATGAAAATAAAAATACACACCTACCCAGATGGGCCAGCCATAGGCTTGCCTCATGAGGAAATCGTATCAGCCGTGGGACTCCGTGGCAGATTCTCCGATGCTCGCGTCGGACAACTTGAAGACGGGGATCAATACATCATGCCGATCCAGACCGAGCTAACTCCTCGCACGGACACGGAGCTTCTTGCTTTGATGGCCGAGAAACAGCTGAGGACTGTATATGTAAACAACATAATAGAGCCAGACCTGAGGACCGTCATTATTATGACCTCTGAATCCACAGAACTATGCAATCATGAGTACAGTTCGGGTGAATGTTCTGACTTAGACGCTCTTCGCGACGCGCTTAACTTCATACTGGACCAAGACGAGATCTGACTCCGATAAGGGGGTTGACACCGAGAGGGTGGGGGGCTTTTATGGCCCTTCACCCTTTTTTTATATAAAATATTATGGCTCACTTCTACAATTGTAACGACGTCCTGAACCCAGAATTTGAACCAGATATTGAGACCCCCGCAAAGGCCCGCAAGCAACACAAGGTCTACCCATCGGTGACCACTGTTCTTGGAATAGTAAAGGACGCCTTCCTTGACGGCATCTACAAACCCAGGATGATTACGTCCCTGGCAAGAGAGTACCCGAACCTAGTCTGGCAGGAGATTGAGCGCTTGACCTATGGCACAAGGACGCACCCGATCACGGGGGACACGATTGAATCCTCAACCTTCGGCACGACAGTCCACAAGACCATCGAGGATCATATTGAATACGAATTCTTGGGTGCCGAGGATCAGCCAGAACCCAGCCCGTGGGACGAGTGGGCGATGCCATTCGTGGAGTGGGTGCGGGACAATGGAGTTAAGCCAATAGCCTGCGAGCGCATCATAGCTAATAACCGAATCAAGATTGCGGGGAGCGTGGACTTCATCGGCCATGACTCCGAGGGCAAAGTTTTTCTAGCGGACTACAAGTGCAGGACTAACACGAAGGGCAAGGCTAAGACCTACGACAAAGATTGCCAACAGCTTGCAGTAGAAGCATTTATGCTAATGAAGGAACACAACCTAGAATACTTACCCTCCTGTATTTCCGTCATTGTTGACTGCGATACCAAGAAGCACTACCACAAGGAGTGGGGGCAAGAGCAGATGAAGGAAGGAATCAAGATAGCAAAGAAGTGCGCCGAACTTTATTGGTTACTTAGAATGTAATAAATACAATGGATACAAAAAATACTCAGGATATAGAATACTACTTGGACTGCTGTGACCCGAAGGCAATCCGATTCGACGGCCTCGACGAGGCGGTCATTGGCGTAGATCACGGAGGACAATTGTGCTACCTGCACAGTAAGATGGTGGACATCTTTATGTCCGATGACGGCATGACAGATATCGAAGCAATGGAATGGATTGACTTCAATGTCATTGGCACAAACGCGGGAGTGGGGTTCACCGTGGTATTCGATGACTAGTGACTGAATACAGAATAAGATACACCCGCAAAGATATGCCAGAAGGATACGTGGGTGATACATCTAAGTGGGCGCACAGCCCAAGCGAAGCAGTTAAACTATTGCTACAAAAAAACCCTGACAAGACTGGAACATGCGTCTTCAAGCGCGGGGGTTCGGGTAAAATACTTTCCGTCCAAGAAGTTACTCAGCACTAACCACTACCCTACCCCACCATGAAGACATTTGATTTTATTGATACCCCTAGTTGGAACAGAGGCCAGAGCGTCGAGACATCCTTCCAAGACATTCTGGACAGGCGAGGTATAAAACACAGGCGCTCGACCCTTGAGGAACAATACAAGCACTTTGATTACGTCACCGAGAGGGGGACGATTGACGTCAAGGCTCGCAAGAGGGTTAACAGAAGCGACAGCTCCGAGCAGGACGAACTGGTCTGGCTGGAGTTCAAGAACACTGCGGGTGACCGAGGCTGGTTAGCATCCGACGTGGACTACATTGCCTTTGAAAGGCAGGATGATTTTGTTCTAATCAAGAGGGCGTATCTCTACGAGATGGCTAGTAAGAAGTGCGACCTGGATGACAAGGTTAACCGTGGGTCAGACGCACTGTATAAAGGATACACGAGGAACGGCCGCAGTGATTTACTTTCAATTGTAAAGATGAGCGACATCTTGAATTTACCAATACAAATATTAGAAAAACAACACGATGAGTATGACACAAATAGAAAGTAACGTAGAACGTATACAAACTAGGATCGACATGATCCGACAGGAGTCCAGAACTCTGTCCTTTCGGATGGAGAGAATGCTTGAGCAGCGTAAGCAACTGAGCCAAGAAAAGAACGCCCTTAAAAATTTACTCACAGAACTAGATGTATCTTCCACAAAATAAAATAAAAGAATACAGGGAGGAGAACAAGCCCTTGTGCTGTCCTATCCTGGCCACCAAAAAAGATGACTGGGTTCTGGACCACGACCACCAGACTGGGTTGGTCCGAGGTGTTATATCCAGACAGGCAAACAGTCTTCTCGGAAAGGTGGAGAACTTCTACATGAGAATGTGTAAGGGGGACAAGGAACACTTACCTGGGGTGCTTGATGCTATGGCCGCCTACCTTGAGCAAGAGACCCTGGATGTCCTTCACCCAGTGGGACTTATACAACTTACAAACAAGTTTAAAAACAAGTTGACAGCCCATGAGCAGGTCTTAGAACTTGAATCCATTGGCGCAACTGAGGACGAAATCAACAATTGTTCTAATCAAAATCAGCGCTCCCAACTTTACCGTAGATTAATAAAACAAAGTTATGACAGATAAAAAAACAGTAAAAATAATGCAGTCCATCCAGTCCGAGCTTAAGGCTCCTAAGGGACAGACTAATAAATTCGGTGGGTATTCCTACAGGTCCGCCGAAGATATACTAGAGGCCGTTAAGCCTTTATTGAATAAATACAATTGCTTCCTTACAGTCAGCGACGAGATCGTTGAGGTAGGTTCTAGAGTATACGTCAAGGCAACAGCGACCGTCCAAGAATCGCACTCCGATCCCATTGCTGTAACAACAGCCTTCGCTCGTGAGGCTGAGACTAAGAAGGGTATGGACGAAGCACAGATAACTGGCAGTGCTAGTTCCTATGCACGTAAATACGCCTTGAACGGCCTCTTTGCTATTGATGATACCAAGGACCCAGATGCAACCAACAAGCACGGCAAGGACAGTCCTAAGCCCGTTAGCAGAACCGCTGAATTTTAACCCGCAATAATAATAATAATACATATGGCAACATACAGAGAAAACACAGGACTGCTCGGCATCAATGACCGCAAGCAGAAAGAAAACCATCCAGACTACAACGGACGTATCTTCGTCAGTAAGCCAGGATTATACTACCTCAAGGGGTGGAAGAAACAAGGGAAGAGTGGCCAACCATTGCTATCCCTGGCCGCGGACTACGCGCCCGAAGATAAACAGCTAGAGGCATCCGAGAATGTTCAGGAGCGCCCTGCTTTTACCCCAAACATAGACGACGCACCGTTCTAAATCGTGAAGGACTTCGATAAGATATGGTGGGACCAGTTCCGCCGAGATGAAGTTGAATCCATATTGGAGATGACTGCTAACAAGAACACGGACTACACGGGAGGTGAGAGTTGCGAAAACCCATTCGCTAACTTTGATGGCTCAACTGAGTTCGGGGTTCATCCTCTTACTGGAGTCTGCATCAGGATGCAGGACAAATTCCAGAGAGCTAAGGCTTTCTGTACGGACGGTCAGCTGAAAGTTGTTACCAACGGCGACCAATCCAAGGACATATTCCGTGACCTAATTGGCTACTCATTGATAGCCATAGGGATGCTTGAACGAGCTGAAAAGGAGTAACTCCTTATGATAGAATGCTTGGCCCTTTTGCACTCCGCAGGGGGGTCAAGTATTACTACATAACAATTAAAAATATATATGAACGAGAAGATAAAGGAAGCCGCTGAACTTACAATCAACCTGCACCAGGGTATGGACACAAAAGGCATTCCTAAAAGTTTATTGATCAAACATAACGCAATTGGTCAATGTCTACGTTCTATCTTAGACATACTTGAAAATGATAACGAACGAAACAAAAACGCCCCCGCATAACGAAGAAGCCGAATACAAATTAATTGCCTGCTGTCTCCTGGATGGGGACTACTCCGTATACGATACGGTCTCCGTCATTGTTGAACCCGACGATTTCTATACCCTAAAGGGCAAGTTACTATTCGGCGCCGTAGCGTCCCTCGTAGAGAAGGGAAAGCCCCTGGACGCAATCTCCCTGCAGGAGAATTTAAAAGCCTCTAAGGGCCTTGATGAGGTCGGAGGCATGGCTGGTATCTTTTCCGTAATGGAAGAGGCTGAGACCCCCTTGCAGGCCCTGTATTGTGCCAAGCTGGTAGCCGAGAAGAGTAAACTCAGGTCCCTCATTCGGGGGTGCCGAGTTGCTGTAGAACAAGCGGAGTCCGACTCAGCCGAGTCCCAGTCAATTAGAGCGTCCCTGGAGAATGATATACTTAAGGTTGATACCCTGGGTACGGACACGTTCTCTGTAGCTGACTCCGCCGAAGAGATCCTTGA